ATAACCGGATCTATTCAAAAATTCTCCACATGGTGATAGTTTTGACATCTTGTGCCGGTAGTGCCCGTATTTCGTAGTGCCTTTAAGTTTTGCAAGATCCTCAAGAATAAAATCATAGAGGCTCATATTTTCACTCATCTTTTCCACAGGGTTCTCCTTATTTTTCTCAGGCATCTTGAGTATGGTGCGCTAGATATATTCACCATCATACTCTTCATCCCTGAAGCTCTCTTTGCTCTTAAGTATACGCCTTTGTTTAACTATCTTCTTACGATCTTCTTTAGTAAGCCGTTTACTCCCCTTCTTCATACGGTTTACACGTCTTTCCTGTTTTTCCTCTGAGAAATCAAACCCGTCTTGCGAACAAAAAGCAAGCATTTGTACTCCTTAAATGTCTAAATGGGACTAGCCAGTCGAGGAATTAAGACTTACCAGTTCTTATGTCCACGGCTTTCTGCCATATATTTACGGCGACTTTCATGCCATCGTGTCACATCCTTAAGCATTGCTTTTGCAATGTGACGCTTCTGTGCATCGGTAATGTTTACCTTAAAATACCCTGCCTCTTGAAGGGTGTTTTCAATCTTACGGATAAAATCTTTATCATGCTCAAGACGTGCAATGCCCTCCTTCAGAACGATATCCATTGCTACATTTGCTACCTCTTTCGGTGTGTAAATACTCATCATTTCTCCTTTTTGTTTTTGGTTATATACCCTTGAATTGTTCCTTTTCCAAGTGGCGTATTAAAATACTTCTTATACACTTTTGCCCTTCCTGTCAAGGTTTTTATCAGGGCATGATCTTTTTTGTTCATTCTTGAAATGTAAATCAAAGAGGCTACAAGTGTTTGAAACCCCAAATTAACTTCTAGATTCCACTCCAGACCCATTCCGCTTTCATAGGTATTTTTATAAAGTGTCTCCAACGGTGTTGAGGCACTGTATCTCATCCAATTGTTTTTTATACACTCTGCTGTGAAAGGCTCTATCTGGTAGATGCCTCTTGCTCCTCCTCCGGAAAGCTGTTCTATATATATTCCACCCTCACTTTCATATTGAGCAGTCTCATATAAAAGCCTTTTAAAACTTTCCTTGTCCGGTATGTGGTGCTGAGAACATACAATATCGACAACTTCGCTGATTGTATCGTGTAGGAGATCGTCGGGAATAGTCTCCCCTCCAAACCACAGAATAAAAGTTATAAACAGACCCTGTACCAAAACACCCCTCCTACTTACTTTTTAATATGTCACAGTTTTCCATCCGAACAATTCGTCTGCACTTGTTTCTTCTTTTCTGCCGCACTTGTCACATGTTAATTTGGTAAATGTGACTTCCTTTTCTATCTTGATAGTTTTTGTGTATACCCTATGAGACATCTTTAGTTACCTCGTAGTTTTCAAAACGTTCGCGCTGTTTCTTGACAACATCTTCAGGTACATCGTGGATATTGTCAAAAGCATTCTCACAGCGAATTACGAAAGGAGTGTAACCAAATTCTTCACACATGTCAAGATAGGGCTTCATTTCCCAATTCCGAGTAAAGGTGTTTGCCACAGCAATTCTTTTGTCACCGCGCTCCATACACTTACGGATCTGATTTTGACACCACTTATGAGCCATCGGCAGAAGTTCAGGGACAAAGTTATATTCCTGAGTAATGTCATCTGTGAAATACATATCTGCTTCCCAAACCTGCCAAATGTTATCAATCTCATCAGCAAGAGTGCTTTTACCGGAGCCAGAAGCACCTCGAATAATAAAAAGAGTTTTACGCATGTCTGAACCTTTTGTTTGTTTTTCGTTGTTTCGGTGAACTGCTCCGACTTATAGAATTCGGAGCTTCCTGCTTCAAACACTACTGCATTGGCTACGTTGATACGTAACTCAATGTCTTACACAGTGTCCACAGGCGTATAAGTTTGGGCTATTCCATCCCTACTGTATATTTAGTCTATGCTACCTCCTCACGAAGTGTTAAATATAATATATCAAAACCGAATGCCCCTGTCAATAGAAATTTGTGTTTTTGTTAAAGATGTTCATATTGTTTCCTAAATGTAATATGTTGAAATCCCTGCTGTGTCAACCCTAATAAGGGTTTGACAGGGAACACCTTTGTCATCACACATACCATCACAACTCACAATGTAATCACGATATTTTTCCTTATCATCAAGTTGAGACAGAATTATCTTAACCGCATGGAGGGGATCAACAGCCTCTACCCTCGTAAAGGCTCTGTGATAGGTATCCCAATCATTCTTAGGCATAACAGGTGTTTCTACTACATAAAGATTCATACATTCTCCTTTACTCGTATGTGTAGTACGTTGTGCAACCTGTGTTGTCTGCCTTTGTCTTTTGGGCAGACCAAGACACAACAAAATCGTATGTATAATCCGCCCCGTGTTGTTTATAGTACGCACACTTTTTAGCATAAACATAGTACCCCAAATCTCTAATATCTTTGACAAGGGCTTGCATAGATTCGAAGTCCCCATATGGGAATTGCCGCAAATAATGACAATCTCCAGTCAACTCCTCAATAGGTTTAAAATCGAAGTAAGCTTCCGTAAAAAATGACGCTCTCTCTGAGAGTTTTTCATCGAAAGTGTTTCTTACATTTTCAACCCAAGCGTCCACTCCTGAAGTAAATCTTGCCTCCGCCTCTTTCTTTTCTCTTTCTCGACGATCTTTTTCAATACGATACTTCTCCTCTCTTTCTGCATCCTTCTTGTGGATAACCTTTTCAAACTCCTTAATATTAAGCATACTTTCCTCCTTTTCTCTAAGAAAGTTTTTAATGTGTCTGTGCCCAGCTCTTACCAACCATGTATTCCCCGTCAAGAGGAATATTCATACCAAGCATTTCTCCAACATCCCTATGTGTTTGCACACACAACTCTCCAAATCGACTATAATACCTCACAAACTTGCCTGCCGCCTTGCCTTCTTTTATCTCTCTTGCTTTTGTCCACATTCTTTCATCCGGCTTTGGGGTATCTTTTTCATCCTGAATCACAAAATCAAAAAGACTCTTATCCTTTGTAAAAGGAATATAATACTGCCCTTCATCATGATAAAATCCCCAACGAGGAGCGATAAGACCTTGCTCTCTCCTTCTATACTCAATCTCTACCATAGTGTGCGACATAAGAATGGCACCGCAGGACTGGAAGGCTGCATTTACAAGGCTGTGCTTACTTCTTGTATAAACCTTCCTACCATCTAGTCCGAGGATATATTTTTTCCCTGTACTCTCCCAATAAGCCTCAAGATGCTCTTTAAACTTCTTCAGTCCATCGTTGGAATCCCAAAAAGCATTGATAACATCTTGCGCTTTTTCGATAGAAATGTCAAGCATTTTTGCAATTTTTTTTGCTTGTGCTCCGTATAAAATTCCATAAGTTGTTGATTTTCCATTGTTTCTTGTAATTTCTTTTCCTGCCGCTTTAGAATATGCCTGCGCATTCCGTTCATGGCTGTCCCCTAAGAGAAGAATGTCTGCATATTTACCCCCATCATAGGGGTATGCAGCACTCCCAGCAACTCTATTCTCAAGAGCGGCGCTATCCCAGCCAACACACATCCACCCTTCAGGAGCAACAAAAAGATCACGCATCTCATACCCCAAAAGAACCTTAGGATCTGGCTTGGGTATATTAACGATGTTTGAATGCTTAACCCTGTGTGTATTTGTGGTTCCTGTATGGCTGGCAGGTATTCTGCCATCCCTTTCAAGCCTGGGATGTGTTAGCCAACCAGTTCCATTATCACTAAGAATTACATTACGTCTGTTTTCCAAACTACCATACTTCACAACCTTCTTTGCAAAATCACCGTCCATCTCTTCAAGGTTGTGACATATACGACCCGTGGCGGCATCCTTTATTTTAGGTGTTGTGGGAAGCTGTCTACCTTTACTTTTTACATGCTTCCTGAAAGATTCGGTACTTAAAGCTCTGTCAGTGTCCATGCCTTCCCAATCCAACTCTTTAAGAATAAATCTTTTATAAGGGCTTGTCTTCAGTTCACTGATATACTTTGCAATGTTTGCATCTACCTCTTCAGGGGTGTAGTCCTTTTTCTTCTGATTCACAAAAGCGTTTTTTATATTCCAAAGAGTAGGAACCCAACCCTCTTCCACAAGATACTCCTTAATGGCTGCATCGTGTGCAATAGTGACTTGTTCCGTCAAAACATACTTTTCAAGGACACTCTCATCCCCTTCTTTAAGTGCCTTATTTATGCACAGAATGGCCTTCTCAGCGTCTTTTTCTGGTATACCAACCCTATCACACCACTTGAGTGCATTATTTGTTAGAGTGCCGTCTTTTTTAAACGTTTGTGCAGGATATTTAGGTTGTTTTGTTTTTGGAAGGGGTCTTCTAACATTCTTTTCAAGAAGATAGGCATTTACATCCTCTGCTATCTCCTTCATCATTTTATTTATACTTTCCCAAAGGGCCTTCGCTTTCTCCTTATCCAGCAAGGCTCCCTCCTGCTCTTGACCACAAAACAGAAAAAAATCTATCATTGATGTCTTAAGCGGTTTTTTCCAATCCCCGCCTGTGGCTATGTCTTGAGCCTCCACCCTTAGGGCATCCCAAACCTTTTCACCGATTTCAGTATCTGCAACACACCGTTGTATATAGTTAAAAAGTGTGTCATTTATCCAATCATCGATCTGCGGCTTTGCTCTTGCAACACGGTATCCCCAAGCTTGAAAACCGTGGGGGCCGACATTTTGCATCTTCCCTGTTACAGGATTCTTAATCCTAGCAGGACACCCAGAAGGCAGAGGTCTATCTGGGTGTAGCGTTCTGCTCATTGGGAGGGTGTCATAAATGTGTATGTCTCTTTCAAAACCACCAACATTAACAGTGCTCGGAACCCCCTCACGTCTGATGAAGGGGTTAAACTTTATTTCCGGTATCAGTTTCTCAATGGCCTTCTGATCAAATCCGAAGAAGTTATGACAATGAAATCCGTCAACAATATCACTCTTAAGGAATCTGGGAAAATCCTCTATATACCCCCAAGTAAAACGGTATTTAGAGAATATATTTTCTATGCCTTTCGATATGTCTTTAGTCATTCTTTCTTTGTCAACAAAAACAAAAATGTTTTCCTTTTTATACTCCTTGAAGACGATGCAATGGAACTTGGTTATTTCATCTACAAGCCCGTCCCCTTCAGAGTCCATTGTAAAGAATCTCATTTTCTTACTCCTTCTGTACAATATCTGCGTTGATAAAAAGACCAGTATCGTTGTCCAGTATAAAAACATCACCAACACCAATTGTTCCCAGAGGCCTGTTTTTAAGAACGGTAATCCGTGCTCTCCCTCTGGTTCTATCAGGTCTAACCTCAAAGTCAATCCCAAGAATTATCCATGAGAACTGCTCAAGGCTCGCTGACCCCCTGAGGTCTTCCTTCTTGGTGCATATCCATTTAGGTTCTTTAAGGTTTGAAAGGCCTCTAATCTCCTCTGCTGCATTTCTATTAAGATGTGACACGGCAATGATGCCAACATCGTTTGAGGATACAAAAGCAGCAAGCTCGGTCATGAGGATATCAAATTCCTTACGTTCATCTTTACTATCTTGTCCAGACAAAACAGCGCTTAAATGGTCAAGAAGGATATAGTCACATTTACAAACATATGTCAAATACTTTATCTTATTCATCAAGTCATTAATACGCAAGGAACCAAAATGGTTAAGGGTATAAAGCCTTTCTTTCCCTATATCTTTCCCCGTTGTCCAATCGTATGCCTGCCTCAATTGCTCAATAGAGGCAAGGCTCTTACAAGCAAACCTGAACTTGTTGAAATTTATCTTGGCCTTTCTTGCCACAATCCTCTGCACTGTCTCTTTACCCTCTTCTTCAAGGAAAATTGCTCCCACTGTAGCACCTTTCTCCAGAAGACTATAGCCTATCTCTGATGTAAAATAGCTTTTACCAACACCAGACATTGAGGTAATAACAATCATCTCCCTTTTTCTTATCCCATATATCATGTCCATAACTTTCGGGAAAGACTCTACATAAACACCTTTTTCTTTTTCAGCAATAATCTCCTCAAAAGAAAAGCTTGAGGCACCAACCACCTTCTCTGCAACATACTTGTTTTTTGTAAACATAAGTGTGTTTGCAAGAAGAGTGCTCTTTCCTTGCATGAGATAATCATTTGGATCTTTGAACCCATCCTCATAGTGCGCCACAAAGATATTGTCACGCATAAGGATGCCTGCAACATCTTCCGTGGCCTCTTTCCCTTTCTTTACCCCTTTTCTTTTTTCAACAAGGTTTGCTTCATCATTATCAAGACCAAGAACGACCGCATCAAAACTATTTATAAAACCTATGTTTGTTGCGACAGCGGCGGCTGCATTCGCTGTTCCACATGACAAGCCTACCACAGGGGGTTCCATGTTTCTGTATTCTGGCTTACCCTTAAGGATAAAGTCCTTCATGGCTTGGTATGAAGCCAATACATCATTCTCACCCTCAACAATAAAAACCTTTTTTGATTTTTTTGCAAGGTTCTGCCCGAACAGCATACAGTCTATCCCGACATGCCCTATTACAGTGAAGTGGCCTCTCTCATGCTTGTCTTTTGTCAGGTCGCGCTTCTTATATCCACAAACCTTCTTGTCCTGAGAATAAAAGGGGTAATATATAGCTGAAACAGAAAGACCGTCGCTGGAACGGGCCATTCTTACACCAAAACGTTTGAATGTTTCTGGTCTAATTCCTCTCTCATCCCATATGGCAAAAGGGTACTTATTAACCTCTTCAACCGTCTCTGTCGGGGTATACTCAAAAGACCTTTTCCGCATATTTGTATAACCTCCTATTGCCATTAATCTTCCAACCCCTTGAGTATATTCGCTATCTTCTGCTTTGCATAGGTGTAGTATTCATCTCTTCCTGTCAACATGTAGAGCCAAGAGAGGCATACCACAGAGGTTTGATCTTCTGTAAATTTATTTGCTTCACAATACTCTCTGAGGCTTAGCATATCTGTCTCAAGACCGCCCTCAAATCCTAGCCTCATAAGGTCAAGATAGTCGTCTGCTTTTTGGATATCCTGAAGACCGTTCTTGTCTTTAAACCTCGTAATGTACTTGATAATGTTTGACATAAAGGCTTGCTTTTCAATTCCAATGATCGCATACCCCTGTATGGGTTGTATTTTTTGTTTTGTATAATGACTTCCGCCTATTTGTTTATCCAGTGTTCTCATGTATATTTTACCTCCCTTTTGATTATCTTAAGACTATACACTATTTTTTGTTTAAGTCAAGTCTTGACTTTTTGAAAACTCTGTTGTATATTTATTTTTCACATGCAAAAAGATTTTGGTTCGCCCACTTTCATATACTGTATGTGACAGGAGGTCTTTTGTCAAGACTCCTGCCTGTTGGTTGTGACGACCCCCAACAAGGGCCAGCAGGGTATAAGCCGCAAAATGTGGTGAACTTGTTACTTGAGGGACGCAGCGAAGCAAGAGCCTAGGTCTAATACTGGTGTGGGTGCTGCCGGAGGAGCTATCCTTCGTTATGATTCCAGTAGGGTATATATGTCTAGCACAACGTGTATATACTCCCCATATCCCGTACTGAGAAAGGTACGACTGATTATAATCAAGGATTGCAATCAAGTCTGTGGATATGACCATCTGATTCCCAATCGAATCAATGGATAGAAAGACCCTCTAGCTAAGTATTAATACTTGGTATATAGGGGGTGGTCTATCCAAACCTCTTCAAACCCATCGAATCCCTTTCAGGTGTAGAGATATGAAATATTAAGATAAATAATAATAAAATAAATAAACTCTTGACTTATACTTAGAAAATATGTATAGTCTATTTTTAAGTTGGTTAGTTAAATATTAAAGCTTTAGATAAAAGGAGGAAAGATATGAGTATGGTTGTAAATGGTGTTATTAGCAAGCTTTGGTTTAATGAGCTTAAGCAACCTGATAACTATGGAAACACGGTAAGAGTGGTGGCACAGTTTGATGGTGAAGTCAAGGGTATGGATATGGATAAAATGGAGGCTGTATCCTTTGATGGTATTAAAGTAAATATTGGAGGAAGAAAAGATAAGAGGTTTGCCATCAAGCTTGGTGCAGGATTTCATGATCTGAAAGAAGGAGATGAAATTACTTTCACACTAACTACAAACACAGGTGCCAACGGTGTTACCTACTACAACGGCAAAAGCATAAAGCTTAAGCAGGCTGCTGCAAAAAGCAAGCAACCCAGTGGTGGGCAGCAAAAGCAGTCTTTCAAAAAAGATATGACAGGGGTTAGTGTCGGTCACGCACTCAACGGAGCATTCCGTTTCCTTAAGGGTGGAAAGGTTGCAGATGACAGCGTTGTCATTAAGACGGCTTGCTTCATTCATGACCTGACAACCAAGCTTAAGGCCGCTTATGCAAAGAAGCACCCCGATATGAGTGACTATGATGTTGGTGCTGCCGTGGGTCACGCCATTCTTAATGCTTGTGACATCGCGAAGAAGGAGGATGAGATTCAGGAAAAAGCTATCTGGGTTCTTCAACTGGTTAAACCGGTTACAGAATATGTCAAAGAGGGTAAAATCCCTGTAGCGGAGGAGAAGACAAAAGAACCTGAAACACCTGTACTTCCTGATGAACCTCCTTTTGAACCTGATGAATATGTTAATGACGACAATGTTGGTGGCGGTGAAGAAGACTTCGAAATGGATGATATTCCGTTCTAGTTCTGTTATATTCCGAGGGGTTACAATGTAACCCCTTTCACTTGTGGAGGGATAGTGAAGAAAAATAAAAAGCTTTTTGCTATTGATGCCGATACACTCCTTGTTAGATCTGCATTGGCTTGCCAAGAAGAACGTGTTGTTGTGAAGCACAAAGGTAGTGATAAGAAAAAAATATTTAAAAACAAAACATCTTTCTGGGGAACTAACTTCTCAAAAAAAGACGGGGGGTGGCTAGCAGACTTAAATGCAGAACGGGAGGCTAATGGAAAACCGCCTTTCACACCAGATTGCTTTGAGATAGAACCTCTTGTGGAAATAACAAATGAAGATTTTGTCGCCTTCGGCAGATTTGAAGCAAGCCTTGAGAGGATTATTAAGCACCCCCTATGCAAAGATTATAAAATAGTTATAGGCGGCTGTGGTAATTTTCGTGATGACATTGCTACAATACAGAAATACAAAGGGAACAGGATAGATAAACCGCTTAGATTTGATGCTGTTAAAGATTTTGTTAAAGATGCATACAAGGACAAGGTTGTGTGGGAAGACGGATTTGAAGCTGATGATATTGTTTCCGTCCTTGGTTGGTGGGGATATCATAAGGCTGTTAAATCTGGAAATATGGATGCCTCACCCATCACCATATGTGCTTGTGATAAAGATTTATATCAGGTCGCAGGCTATCACCTTAATTATCTAGACAAAGAAATTATTCCAGAGTGGGTTGGTATTGATATTGCTGCAAGACGGTTTTGGACACAGATGTTGACAGGGGATGCTACCGACAACATCCTTGGCCTGCATAATTTCACAGATGAAATAAGGAAAGAGTTTGGAATTAGAAAATCCAAAGGTGTTGGCCCCAAAGGCGCAGAGAAGTACCTCGAAGGATGTAACACTGAGAGGGATATGTATGTAGCCGTGTCAGAAGCTTACAAAGATTATTATGGAGATAATTACACATACACCAGTTGGAGAGGTGATGAGATAACCCGTAACTGGAAAGAGATGATGAATGAAAATTTCATTCTTCTGCGAATGCTTGAGAAGAGAGGCCATATAACAACCCTTTATGAGTATGAGGAGCGGTTCTAATGAAGGCACTAAATCCTTTTGTTTTTGATCTTGATAATACCCTTGTTGAAACCTTTCCATGTATTGTTTATGGACTAAAGATGGAGCATGGTATTCATACTACAGGAAATGAGTATATTAAAACTGTTGGAAACATGAGTGAGAAGGAGACACACTCTCTTCTTTGTGACTATGTTTTTAAGTATGCGGAACACAGCAAACCTGTTGATTATTCTGTCGATGTGGTTGGTAAAAGCATGAAACTTTTTGGTAGTGTTGATATTCTCACTGCACGTAAAAGAGAAACAAACGCAGACACACAGGGTATGTTACACCAGATATACGGCGATGATATTGTTTTTAGAATATTCAACCGTGACTGGGATGAGAAACCCATTTTTTGTGAAGAGAATAATGTCCTTGTCTTTGTTGATGACCATCCACACACAGTTCAGATGTTCGATAAGTCTAGGATAAGAATAATGATGCCTAGAAAACCGTATAACATCTCTGTAAAAATGTCTGGTAGAAACTTCTACCCTTATGATAGTTTGGAGGTGGTAAAGAGTTTTATGGAGATATATGAAAACGAAGAAGGATAAAAAAACATGGAAACCACACAATGCCATCATGTCTTGTATGCGGAGAACTTTTTCGCGCTCGCCCATTGTACGCAATGTGCTGAATAAAGCCACACACCCAACACTCCGTGGACCGAGAGGGGGGCGGGTCTTTATTTGTAGTATATGTGGAAAGCCTTATGGAGCCTCCGGTGTTGAGGTAGACCACATTGTCCCTGTAATACCTCTTGAGAAGACTATTTATGAAATGGATTGGTCTGAGGTAATGGAGAGGATGTTTTGTGATGAGAGTAAATTAAGAGTTCTTTGCAAGGGCTGCCATAAAATTGTCACTGCCGAACAGCGTAGGCAGAGAACCATACATGGAAGGAGGAGAAGGGGGGAGTTTATTGTATGTCTAGAGACAGGAAAAATATTCAGTGATGATAAAGAGGCTGCAAAAGCGGTGGGGCTTAAGAGCGGATCAGGCATAACCAAGTGCTGTAAAAACAAAAAGGGTAAAAGTGCTGGATATACTTGGCGGTTTATAAAGGATACAAACGTGATATGAAAAGAGGCGGTAAGGTTTCCCTACCGCCTCTCGCCGTTTCTACCAAGAAACAGCAACACCCATACAACACAACCGGAAAGATGTGCACACAAATGCGTGCATATACACTATGTGTATGCCCACACACTATGGGCCGTATGCAGGCTCTTTTTAACAGAACATGCCTTATCAGACACTTTTTCCAGTATTATGATGTAAGGGTTGTGTTGATATTAGAAACGCTCACAGCCTAAATATGAGCGTCATTTTTCGCTCTTTTTTATAACTCCAACATTCGGGTCATTTTTAGCATTACCGAAGTTAGCAGCAAGAAAGTTAATAACCTTCAATAAAGCATTAATAACCTTGTTATCTGTTTGGTTCGGTGTTAGCGTTGCTATAATAGAAAATCCACCAATAATGGCGGATAGGGCAGCGAGGATTGTTCCTCCATTAGCTACCAGATATGTAATAATTGCTTCCATTGTGTTGTCCTCCTAGGGGGGTTTTAAATTCTTGTTCCGTACATAAGGGATTGTATCATACTTTGGGGTATACCGTTCCCCATCATTATTTGCTGCATTTCCTGAAAACCCATGCTTCGCCACTGGTTCAAATTCCTGTCATATGTATACATGTTTACATGACAGAAGTTTGCCATGTCTTGCAAGCATTCTCTTGTATGGTGTGTTGTATGGTTGTGACGTGTTGTATAGGAATTTTGTGAACTGCCCACCACTTATTGACCTTGCGGTCTAATTGAAGTGGGGGGCTTCTCGGCTTATCGTTGCTTTTACTAGCCAACGAAAACGGACCGAGCTAACCCTCTTGTTCCAAGAGTTTTTGTTTCTATGTTAAATAGACCGGCTTATGGTGTGTTACCTATAAGATAATCATTTTACCACCGAAAGTCAATATCCTGAACATATATTTTCAAGTTGTCTTATATAGAGCATTAGTTCTTCTTTATCTCCTTTTGGGATATGAAGCGTTCCCTCTTCATCTATCCAACTATTTTCCAGAACTGGTTTTGGAGGCAGACTCTTTATCGTGCTTTGTTGGCTTCCTGTCGATAGACACCCCGAAACAAGAAGACCACTCATCACTACTATCAGAACTAATATCCTTATATTCTTTTTTAACATTCTCTACCTCCTGCTTTCTCACAGATGTTTTAATTAAATCGACAAGAAGCAGCAAGAGCCTCAAAATAGAATCTAACACTAGATAAACCCTCCAACTGATTTTATGCTTCCACCATCATTAACAAAAATAGAAGTTATTTTCTTACTTTCGCCACCTATATTTGCCCACCCCTCTATCATTCTTTTTGTGCCTATGAAGATGTCTTTTTGGAGAGCAGGCGTATCTTCCGTAAATGCCTTTATCCATTTGACAACAGGGCCGTCTGTTGTTGGATCATACGTTGGGTCTGTATAAAAATGTAAGCCCACAAAACCATCAGTAATAGATGAATCGTTTACATCAAATATTGTTATCCCATCTATTGTGCAGACTATGTTTGTACCTTTTACACTAATTCTCCAAACCTCTGAACCGTTTTCAGGCAACCCTCTTGCAACCTCACCCAGTGTCGTACTGCTTCCGTTTACTGTCTTTCTAAGTATTGCGCTTCCATACCGTTGATGATAGAATGAATAGTATGTGTTTCCGTCAGAAGAACAACGCACACATAAGTAGATATTGCGTGTTGTTAATGTTTTTCTTGCAAGCTCTGCCTCTACAGCATAGTCTGTTGACGGCGGATTTAATCCAACCAATACGTTACGTGTAAACCGAAGACCTGCATCAGTAAGAACACCGTCTTTAATAAAGGCATGCCCACCACTACTTTCTGTCTCAATCCAAGATGTATCATACTCTGTTAAACGTACCCCATCCAGTGCTGTAGAGAAATCATCATAATAGAATACTGACATCATTTAACCTCTACGCACCCATAATCTATAAGCATCCTTTCTTGTTCTTGAGATATGTCCAGCACTACTTTTATTTTATTTTCACTTGGTCTCATATCTTCACCATTCCAGTTTATTTTAAAAGGAATATCTGGTCTAAATAGATTATCCTCTGTCCCGTCTCCTATGATGTCGCATAAATATATTTTTAACATACTATGCCTCGTGCTTTATCCATATATCCCAGTCTGTTCCTGTTGGGTCTCCCGTGCTGAGCATAATTCTAAGTTTCTGTGATGACAAAAGGACACTCTCCTTACTATCGAGATTTTCCTGAAGGTTCGTTA